TGTAGTTTTTTTCATTTTCTGCGAAAATTTCACAACTAACGCAAAAAATTGAAAATTCCAATTTCTTTCGTTTTTTTCGTTTTTTTCGCAAATTTCCCAATTTATGCACCAAATTGAAAATTCCAATTAATTCTACATCTCCAAATAATAATTGGAGCGGTGCAAAAAATTCAAAATTCCAAAATTCCAATTAATCTGTCATTTTGCGTAAATTGTGCAAAAAATGAGAAAAATTGGAAATTCCTAATTTCCTAAATTTGAAATAATCTATCATTTTCTGCAAAAAAATAAAAAAATTGGAAATTCCTAAATTCCAATAAATTCTACATTTCCAAATAATTTTCCAACTATGATAAAAAATACTAATTTTCTAAATTCCTAAATTACAATTAATCTGTCATTTAGTGAAATTTGTAATATAAAATTTGCAAATTCAAACTTTGGGAATTTGTAATAAATGTTAATTTGGAGATATTAATAACTACTAACTATAAATTATAAATTTATAAATCTGAGGCAACCAAAACCTCAATTTAAAACTTTTAGTTACTAAACATATTCGTAATTTATTTAAATTATTAATTAGAACAAACCAAAACTCCAGTTTAAAGTTAAAAAGTTACTAAACATATTCCAAAATTATTATATTTATTCATTTCGTTATGTGTTAGTAGTTTTTTGCGTTTAGTGTTGGAGAAATTGGAAGTTTAGAAAGAAAAGTTTATAAGGTAGAAGAAAGCATTTAATAATGTTAGTGGCCATTATCTTTCTTCTTATTATTATTTTTTTATATATATTATTATTAACATTTAAATTAAAAAATTATATAACTACATAGTTAGTATATTATATAATTAGCTAATTAGTTAATTAGTAGTTATAATTTAATAATTATAGTTTTGTAGTTCAAGTGTAAAATATAGTTTCTTTTTTTCTTTCAATTCAATAGAAGATGCTGTATACAGTTTGAATTTATCTAAGTTTCTTGTGGTAAAAATTGTAAGGAGATTTAGCAAATTGGAGAATTAGATAATTATATAGTTATACAATATAATAGTTATATAGTTGTATAGTTAGTAGTTATTAATTAATAATTTAGAGTCAGGTTTGAAATAGATATTTTTACGCGATTTCACCGTTAGGAAACAATTTATCTCTGCAGTATTGAAATAAATTGGAGAGACAGAACTTACACGTTCTCTTTGTAGAGAGTTGATGGAGAGAATTAAAAAGATAGAGATGTAAAAAGAGAGAGAAAAATTTAAATATGTGTTTTTGCAAATGATATAATGAGGAGAAANNNTAGTTATATAGTTGTATAGTTAGTAGTTATTAATTAATAATTTAGAGTCAGGTTTGAAATAGATATTTTTACGCGATTTCACCGTTAGGAAACAATTTATCTCTGCAGTATTGAAATAAATTGGAGAGACAGAACTTACACGTTCTCTTTGTAGAGAGTTGATGGAGAGAATTAAAAAGATAGAGATGTAAAAAGAGAGAGAAAAATTTAAATATGTGTTTTTGCAAATGATATAATGAGGAGAAAAATGGCACAAGAAAAAAGTCAAAATTCGTTTAAAGAAATTACACAACAAGAAATTAATATTAGTTTTTCAATTCAAAAGGTTCAAGTTCAAAGTAAGTATGACGAATATACAAAGTTGATTTCACAAATAATTTTTAATGGCAACGAAATCAATTTCCAAAAAATTGATAGCGAAAAGGTTGATGTAATCAAAATATTACAAAAAATTGCAAAATTGTATAAAATTATGCAGGAAGTTGATAATGAGAAAATAATTCAAGGTATGCGTGAAGAAATTTTAAAGCTAATAGCGTTACTAATTTATAATTTACAATAATTTTTTTCTTTCGTATTCTTTATTTTTAGTTTTTGCGTTCTTTTTTTTAATTTATTATTTTCACTTTTACAATTCTGTTTTTGCATTTTTTGTTTTCTTTTTTCATGCTTAATTTTTCTCAGGATTGAAATAATAATAATAGGAGATAAAGAAATCGAAAGATAAAGAAATAAAGAGGTAAAAAGATAAAGAAAGCTTTAAATATTAGTTTGAATATAATTATGAATGAAGAAAAATGAATGGAAATACAAAGATAAGGATTACAAAGAAACAAGCAAAAGAACTTGTTGAACAGTTAGAAACAGACACAAATTTTGTTCCATATAAGAGTCAGACAGACTTTTATTATTCTTTTTTGCATAAAAAAGGCACAATTAATATAGCGATTTATAAGTTTGATAAAAAGTATTATCTTCAAATCGATTCGTTAAGTTAATTTTTTATTTTTTTTCTTTTATATTCTTCATTTTTTATTTTTCTGTTTTTTGTTTTCTTTTTCTATGATATATTATTTCTAATTTGAAGAAATTTAGATAGCGTAAAATCTAAATGTAAAACTTTAAAGAAAACTTTAAATACTAGTTTTTACATATCTTATATTGGTGATAAAATGAACAAAACGCAAGCAACAAAAGTTAGAATTGGAAAAAAGGAAAAAGAAGTTCTTAAATTTTTAGAAAAGTATCCACAAGGAGTTTGGAAAGATGAAGTTATCAGGAAATTTAGCTGGGCTTCAAGATATGATAATGTTATGAACAAACGATTATATAATTTAACAAAAAAAGGATTAATAGTAATAAAAAACGAGATAAATCCTGAGACCGGGAGAAGTAAACAAAGAGTTTATTTAAAACAATAATTTTTTTATTTTTTATTTTTTCCTAATTTTATTTTTTAGTTTTCTGGTTTCATTTCCCATATTTTCTTCTTTTTCTTAATTTATTATTTTCAACATGTTAATTCTATTTTTATCTATAATTTTTCGCAAAAATGTAATAATATTTGATAATATAAAATAAAAAAGTAGATAATTCTCAAGTTTCAAATGTTTTATATTTGTCATATTGTACATTTTTATCTAGATGATAATATGAGCAAAAGAATTAGACTTGGCAGAAAAGAAAGAGAACTTCTTGAATTTTTAAAGAATTATCCAGATGGAATATGGAGAGATGAATTGATAAAACATTTTGTTCATAGTACCGATTACTATGATTTTTTTATGGAAAGATTATGGAATTTAGAGAAAAAAGGATTAATAGAAATTAAAAAGGTAACAAATCCAGAAACAGGAAGGAAAAGGTTACGTGTTTATCTAAAACAATAATTTTTTTCTTTAAGCTTTTTCTTTTTTTTAATTCTATTTTAGTTCTCTAATTATATCTTCTATCTCATAAATAATATTTTCTATTTCTTCAATTTTTTCTTTTTCAAAATTATGTTCTTCATAGTTTTCAATAAGTTTCATAATTTCTTCTAATTTTTCTTTTGCATTTTGCAATTCTTTTATTGCATCTTCAAGATCTGTTATTATTTCCTCATAATTTATCAATTTTTACACCTCTTTTATTCTTTTCCAAACCTTTCCAATTGTTACACTTATATCAATTGACATTACAGAAAACCAAATTTCAAAATTTAATAGTTTATTATCAATTTCTAAATAACCAGCAATTTTATTTTTATTTTTTGTATAAAATATTATTCTCGGTTTTTCGTTAAAAATAAAAGCTTTATTTAGTAAATTTAAAATATCTTTTTCATTCATATTTTCAACTTTGTTTTTTATTTTTTCCATTTGTTCTAAAAATTTTTCACTCATGTTTTCACGATTAACGTTATGTTATATGACAAATAAAAAGATTTTTATTTTTTCAGAATAAAGAACCAAAACATTTTGCTTTGAATTCACAATTTTTACATAAATAATTATTTGCACCAGGTATAGTTTTGTAATCTTGTGATTTCATAAATTCTTTAAATTTCTTAATCCAATCAATTGCTTTTTGCAGATATGTTCCAATTAAAGCTTTATTTATTTGGAATTGTTTAACTTCTTTATTTATTCTATTTAAATATATGATATAAACATTATCAATTTTATAATTCTGTTGTTGTAATAAGTAATAGTAAATTGAGACTTGGTAAAGATGATATTCTTTTATTTGGAAATAGTTAGTTGAAATAGTTTTTAACTCTATAAGATCGTTATTACAAATTAAGTCAATTCTTCCAGAAATTTTTATATTTTCAATTTCACCATTTATTTCAATTTCAGTTTTACAATTTAGTTTTTCTTCAAAATAATGCTCAACTTTCTCATGATACTGTTCACCTAAGTCTAAAGAAATTTCATTTACTGCTTTCTCAAACTCAAATTTTCTACTTAGATAACTTTTTCTGAAACAAATTCCAATTTCTGATGGAAATATTGTATCTTCAGGATATTTAACTTTGAAACTTTGTTTTACGAAATCTTCATAATTTGTCATTTTTAACCGCCTAAATTACTAAATCTCATTAAATTTATTATTCTATTACAAATTTCTTCGTTTTGTACTTTTCCAATTTGTAAATCTATATCTAGAGCTTGTAATATAATTTGTATATCAATACTTTGCTCTTGTCTTCTAGATTCCAAATTATTGCAATTTACATAATTATTAATGCTATTTATTTTCTGTTGAATTAATTCGATTAAAGCTTTTAAAATTGAAGGGTATAATACTCTTGAATTTATAATTTTATCATAAGTTTTTTTAATTGCTAATTGAATAATATGAATTCTATCTAAAATTGCAGATGTAAATATTTCATAATTTTGTAAATAATCTTCTATATCTGGATTTACTAATTTATTAATTGTATATGCATATGGATTTCCAGCGTAAATTATTGGTAAACATTTTTGTATTGTCGCTGATTTGGATTCTGTTCCTGCTCCACGTGTCCAAATACAATTTTCTATACCAGTTGACAGAGTTGAATTTATAGTATTTAATTCTTTTGTTGAAAAACCATCTTTCCAATTTTGTATTTCATCAAATATCAATCCATTCGACAAAAACACTGCACCATACATATTATTTCTTGCATCATAAATTAAATTCGCATAAGTCGGTGATTCGGTATAATAACGAAAGTTAAAAACTTCTTGTAAAATCATGAAAGTTGTAGTTTTTCCAGTTCCGCGGTTTGAAATTTCAATATAGTTTATTTGGCGTTTTGTAATTGGGGATTTGAAGAGTGGAAATAATCTTGGGAGAAATAGGAAAATATCATTTACATCCATTCTAGTTGGGTCATATCCAAAACTTTGTAATAAAAGTGCATATAATTGATGTTCATTTTCTGCAAGTTCAAAAAGTTCTTTTGCAATTTCGTAATTATTTGGTGGTTCTATAGAATAAATGTCATTAATATACCAACTATTTGAATTTTTCTTGATTTTTACAAACATATAACTAGTTATCAAATTATAGAAATCTTCGGGATTATCAGCTATAAAATGTGGATCAAATTCACCAGTAAAGCCATTTTGGAATTTCGCTATTACTGATCCATCTTTTACCTTAAATTGAGTTATTTTTGAGATAAATTTTACTTCATTATTATAAAGTAAATAGCTTTGGAAATATTGATGATCAATTCCGCGTTTGTAAGCCTTTAAAATTTCAATTTTTTTTGAGTCTTCTATTTGTTTTCCAGAGAGAATTATATTTAAAACTCTTTCTGTATCTCTTGGATTATAAAAAAAAGAATGAGATTTCATTTTTTCAAGAAGTTGATTTGAACTACTCATGAAAAAAAAATTATCTTATGACGTTTTAAAATTCATCTTCCACGTTCTTCTTTTCTCTTTTTTTCTCTTTCTTTTGTTCTTTTTTGCTTTCTTCATTTTCTTCAAGTTCTAGTTCTTCTTCCCTTATGCTGTTACCATTTCTTGGTGTGAATTTTACGTATTCATTAAGCAGATCGGCATACTTTTCTAGAAATTCACTAATTAGTCGTAAATCTTCACTATCATTTGCAGTAATTCCTAACTGTTTCCTGAAATTATTTTGACTGTGTATAGTCATTGAATATCTTACAGAATTTCCGTTAGGAACTGCATTTAGCTGAACTACTATTCTTTTTAACCCTTTAATTTTTAAAATTCTTGAAGCTATTTTATTATTTTCTTTAGCTTGTTTACCTAACTCATCTATTATTTCCTTCAGGCTTGCCATTTTTTTCGCCTTATTTAAAACTTATAATATGACATATTTATATATTTATAAAAGTACAAGCCATGATATTTAGAAGTTAAAAAAGAAGAGAAAAAAATATTTAAATTAATTTAAAGAATATAGATCTTATTATCTTAGCTATTTTAGTATTATATTTTCTAGATAGTTCTTCTAATTTTTGGTAATATAGCTCATCCACTGTAAAAAATACTCTTTCATCATATATATCTTTACTTTCGATTTCTCTGAACGGGCTTTGAGAATTTAATATTTTGTCAATTTCCTGTTTTATTAACTCTCTCTTCTGATAAAAAAGATTTTTATATTTTGATGGTATACGTAATTCGATATACTTATTTCTTTGCTTTTTCATAATTTTAGATATTTTAGAATACTATAAAAAGATGACATATACATTTAAATGTCAGATTTTCATTCACATGTGTGAACTGTGAAAAAGTTTTCATTTATCACTTTCTTTATTCTTATACATATTTTGTTACTATCACTACGAATTATCGATATAATTCAACGACTGAAATTTTTCAGAAATTTCGACAATATATCTACAATCATGATAGAAATTCACATGTATTCAGTGTTAAGGAATATACTTCAAACCTTCACGGCTTGCATTATCATTTACTTGTATTTACAAATAAGAAATTGGATTATTCTAGAATCCATGAAAAAATGCCGAAACATTCAGATATTAGAATTGAAATAGTTCCGAAAACAAAAAGTGATATAAAAAAAGTTTTAGCTTATATGTCAAAAAGTAAAATTACTTAAATTATTTAGATTGTTGAGCTTGTAAATTCTGATTTTGTTCTGCTTTCTTTTGTGCTAATGAATTTACATCTCTTAATGTATCCATGTTTAATAGTGAATTAATTCCAAGAGTCGTAGTGTCTTTTATACTTTCAACTGCGGAAATTGTCGATTTTGTCATTTGATCAATAGCTATTTGAAATGATTGATTTGATTGCTTTTGATTATAGAGATGCACAATTTCTCCAACAATATAACTTGCAATTAGCACGCCCATTAATGTTAGAAATCCTTCTACTGCATATTGTATTGTTGACATTTCAATTTTATTATATGCAAATTACTTAGTAATAAACTTTTCTCAAAAAATCAAAATATATAAATATGTCATAATATGCATTTGATGAATGAGGAAAAATGGCAGAAAAGATGAAAAGTCAAAAAGTAGTTTTTGGAATTAACATAAATAAGGAATTAAAGTTAAAATTGAAGAAATATTGCGTTGAGAATGACAAGACATTAACTGAGGCTATAGAAGAGGCATTAGTTGAATATTTGCAAAAGAGAGGAGTAAAATGAGAGTAATAACAGTAAAACTTGAAGAAGATTTACTTAAGGAATTAGATAATTACGCAATGAATAAAAAATTAAGTCGTTCTGATGTTGTCAGAATGGCAATTGATGAATTTTTAAGAGTAAATGTAAGGATGACAAAAGCTATGTATAATAGCTAAAAAATAAGAATTTTTTAAGTTAATTCAACTTTTTTTCTTAAGTTTTCTTTTCAAATTTTGGTAATGTTACATTTTAATACTTTAAATCACGGTCACTTAAGATCATATTTGTTCAAGTCAAAAAGACAGAATATGACATATATATTTTCATTTATCTCTTCTTTTTTAATCTCTCAATTTCTTGTTTAAGTTCATCAATTTCATCATAAATATCAGCAAAAATATCATAAATTACAACAAATAAAAATGCGAAAATTCCAGATGTAAAAAATGTTGATATTATAACTATTGGCATATTTTTTACAAGAATTCCTAATGACATGACTATTAAAGCTAAAGACGTTAAAGCTAAAAAAAATAAGAAAACTATTATTTCACGAAATTCTCTTTCCATTTTTTCTCATCTTTATTTTTCGTTTTCTGACAAATTTATACTTTTATTGACCTCACCACAAAATACATTAATGTTAAATATATTTCTATTATATCTCCAATTTATTTTTATATATTGTGGATATTTAAAAGTCTTTATTATATATCTTAAAATTCCAATTCCTCTTTTTTCGTAAAATTCTTTTGTTGTGTTCATTATAATTTTTATAGTTACTAAGTTCTCATCTTCTAAAACTAGAAAATCATAAACACTGTCAGAATAACGACTTTTTAACCATTCAAAAATTTGAATTGTATACTTTCTACATTCATATTTAACAAAATTATTCATATTTTAAATTTCATGATCTGACAATTTAATAGTTTGATATTACTTTAGATATAGTATATTATATAGTATATAATTCTTTCAATTATTATGATTTTTTAATTCATAAATTGTCAAGACTGATTCATCACATAAAGAAAAAGCAATATACATAATATTATGTATATAACTTTGAGTTTGAATTTTACATCAATTTCATCAACTTATATACATTATATAATGTATAAGACGTGAAAATTTATATTGTAGCAATTTTAAATATTAATTGACCAAAAATGGCAAAAGGAAGAACACCAAGATCATATAGTCAAAGATATGCAAAATGGTCAGCTAAATTTGCATCATTTTCAAATCCTACCGTAGCTTCGACAATTTTAAGTAATGTTGCACCAGTTGCACAGCAAAATTTTCAAACTAACGTTCCAAAATTCACTTCTGTGAATGAACAAGTAGCATCAGTTTTAAGCGAATATGGTATAACTGGTCCCAATAGAGCGATTTATCAAGGTTTCGGTCTTAAGGTAGCTAGAGCTTTAAATAGACTTGGCGGTGGACCGGCGTTAGTTAATATGATAAATGGTCTCAAAGCATATTATATATCAGCGTTCAATGCTAATCCTACAGTATTAGACGCAGTCACCAACATTATAACTGGATCTCCGACTGGATATGTGAGCTAAAAAATTATAGAATATCTTTTAAGCTATTTTATTTTTTTATTTTTTCTTTTTCAGAACGTTAGCTCAAATTTAAAATTTAAAAAAATTTACTTTTAACTTTTAATCATTATCTTCTACTTTTGTTTCTACATATTCATAATTTGTTTTGCTTATTCTTTTACAATCACTAATTTTTACATCTTGATGATGTGTTTTCAAATGTGTGATCATAGCTTTTCTAGTTCGCGTTAAATGTTGACAAACTGGACATTCGAACAAAAAGATGCCCATATGATTTTTTAATGTCATGACATTTATAAATTCTTCATGAAAACTACAATTTTGACCATGAATTACTCATCTATAAGAAATGTTTCAGAAGATATAGCTTATATTTTAAGAAATCATGGTGAAATTGTTACAATTTCAACAAATCCATATTTAATTCCACAATCCGATAAATTAATAATTTTTATGCCTTTTCATCCACCATCTTTAAATCCCTACTTATATACATTTAGAGAATTTAAAGGAAAGAAGTACTTTTATACAACTTGTGACGGTCAGCCTAATACAAATATTATAAATCAATATCTATTAAAAGAAATAAAATTTATTCCAAATTCAAAATTTACAGCTCAAAATTTACAAGAAGTCGGGTTAGAAGTTGATTTGCCAGTTTTCCATGGAATTAACTTTGAAATTGTAGAAAAAGCTGAAAAATTAGCTATTCAATTAAAGCAAAAGTTAGATAAAGATTTTCCAAACACTGTGAAATTTGGCATAGTTTCTGGTCTAACTAAGAGGAAAAACATGGATCTTATGATAAGAGTTTTTCAGGAGATAAATACTAAAATTCCAGAATTAGCTAAAAAGATTCACTTTTTCGTGATTTCACATAAGGACTTTAAGAATTTTGAAGTTCCAGCAAATGTTCATTTTGTTAGCGAATTTGGGCTAAATCCAAGGGAGTATATATTTGCTTTCTATAGAGTTATGGATTATATGATAGTTCCTTCAGGAACTGAGGGCTTTGGACTTCCAGTTCTAGAAAGTATGGCCATGGGGACTCCAGTTATCCATCAATTAATGCCCCCATTTGATGAATTTACAAGTTGGCAATGGAATTTATTGATTAAATCTAGTGAAGTTGAAGAATATTATGACAAAACTCATGGTCAAAAATGGAAAATATATAAATTTGACATTCAAGATATGATAAATGCAATTATGATAGCTACAGAACTTCAAGATAGAGAAGAAAGAAGTAAAAATTTGAGAGAATTAGCTAAGAGATATGATATTAATAATTTGTATGTTAGATTCTTAGATAATGATGAACAAAGTTCATCATAATGATTTATATTCGTCATTTTTTATGATTTTAAATTAAGGAGTTGGTATGATATGAGTTTTGAAATTGAAAGAAAAGAGGATAAAATTTTTATTACATATAAAAATCTTGATTATGAAATAGAACCTATTTCAATAAATGTAGAAATTGAAGTTAAAAAATTTGAAGAATGTGTTCAGAAATTTAGAGAAAAAGGAATTATAAAACCAGAATTAGAAGCTATGATAAGATTTGTATTTTATGGGGATTGTGTTGAGTACTAGACCTACGTTACTTATAATAAAAAATAAAATGATTAGACAATATTTTTGTAGTGAATGTGATATAATGTTAGCAGAAGTAGAAAATAATACAATTAAAAAGTTTCAATCATGTTTACATTTTCGTATTGAAAAATTCGGAAAAGAATATTATTTCCGTAAATTCATAAGACCTAGGAAAATTATTGCTGAAGAAAAAGATTATTTTTATTTATTGATTCCAAATGACAAAAACTGATTAATCGAAAAATCTATGAATGTCATAATATATATAATTGTTGTGGAAACATGAGTGAGATCATAATTGAGTGCAAGGATTTAACACGTTTTCATGTTAAAAAAGAAGACGGTGAACTAATGAGACGTATAATAAATATGTGTCAAGATTTCGGATTAGAAGTTAAGGTGTATTAAAAAATGCCAAAATTCTATTATTGCTATATTTGCAAAACAAAACTTGTTGGAAAAAAGGAATTCAAAAAGCATGCACAAATACACTTTAAAAATAATAGATGTCCATATTGTAATATGAAGACTAAAAATTTATCAATTCATTTAGCATATTATCATTTACAATATAGAAGAAAAGCAATTTTATTAAGAGATTTAGCAATTTTGTGCAAAGAAGCAAATAGTACAAATATTTTGAAAAATGAAAATTTAAAACTTGACAACTATATCAAATTTCATATAAAAAGAATGATGAATAAGTTATAATTCTTTTTTTAGTTTGTATTTTTTTTACTTCTTATTTTCTGAATTTTTGTTTAATAAAACTGCTATATCTTTGCTTATTTCTTCAGATATATTTTTAATTATTCCTAAAGCTTCTAATATTTCATCTTCTTTAAGATCTTCATTTTTATTAATTTCATTAATTAGACCAAGTTGTAATTCAAGCAAAACCTCAAATTTTATTAAATCTATCTTTTTTACCATAATTCATCACTTTTTATTTTGTGAATTTTCTTTTACTATAATTACTATTTCTTTATCAATATCAGACATTATACCTTTTGCACTCATTAATAATTCTATTATATCTTCATCATTTAGAGCTTTATTATTTGCAACTTCCTCGACTATATCATAAAGCCATTTTGTCAATATTTTAATTTTTACTAAATCTATATCTTTAATCATTTCCTCACGTAACTAGAAATTTAAAATATGACAAATATCAAGTTTTATCTAGTCTCATTTTTATTTCTTCAATTTGTTGTTTTAATTCATTCTGATTTATTTTCAACTCTTCAATTTCTGTTTTCAAATTTTGCAATTCTGAGTTTACAATTTCTTTTACTGCATCTTTTAATGCCTGTTTTATTTTTAAATAAAGTTGAACAATTGCAAATAATGTAGTTACAAATGTAGAAATAATTGTCAAAATAAGAGTTATTTCACTCATCTTTTAATCCCTCTAATTGATCTTCTAAATTATCTAAATTTAAATTTTCATCTTCTTTAAATTTTTGATATACTGAATCTACTTGTTTCGCGTAAGGCTGGGGGTAAACTACTCGAAAATCTGAAATACCAATTCTATTAGTTTCGGGATCTTTAGCAATCAAAAATTGGAAATAGAAAGTAAATCCAGGAATATATAAATCTACAACCATAGGTAATTCTGCATTTTTTAAAACAATAATTGAATGAGGCAAATATTTACTAAGACCATAAATTTGTCCTTGTAATTCTAATTCTCGAATTTTATCTATCGCGATTCTCACGGGACCGAAAATATTCGCAAACTCATCTTTAACTTGCATAATTATTTATTTCACAAAACAAGAATAAATAAACTCAAAGCAAATTTGCTATATACATTATATTATGTATATGAGTTTGATAATTGACATGTAAAGCATGAGCGAAAAATTTTTATAAATTCTAAGTTAATTTTCTTTTTTGTTTTTCTTTTATCTTTTTAACTATATCTTCTTTTAATTTCTCTAATTCTTCTTTATTTTCAATCTCAAGAAAATAATATTCTCCATCTTTTACAATTCTCATAATTATCATTTCGATTGTTCAACTAGTTAATATTTTTAAAATTTTTTTCTTATCAATCTTTTTATCAATTTTTTGAGGTATATAAAATCCTTCATGAAAATCATACGGTTCACTGTACCATATTTTTATTTTAGGATAAACTGGTTCACCATACCATAATTTTTTATTCAAATTACATGGCTCAGTATTCCACTCTTTTTTCTTCTTAATGATCATGTTTATCATCTCTTTATCTTTCAGCTATATTTTTAAAGTTTTTGTAGTAGAAAATTGACTTATATTGTTTAGCTTTTACACTTTTTTGTGCTAATTTTATTGAATTTTCAATTTTTGCTTGACCCTGTAATTGCTCACCGAGTTGTTGAGCAAATTGTAAATCTGAATCTAAAACACCATAGAATTTCCATTTCGTTTTCCAATAATTCAAGAATTCGTTATAAGGTAATGTCCTTTTTCCAGTTTGATAACTATAATTTTGTTGATAAGGATATCTTGCAATTTCTAAAATAGCTGAAGCTATCATTTTTGCATACCAAATATTTGGATATTTTTGATTTACAATTCTTTGAACTTGTAAAAATTGCTCATATGAAACTGCATAATTCTCAATTTCAGAACTATAAGTTATATTTATCCCACCGGGACTTGGATCATATAAATGCAATTTAAACAAACTTCCAAAAATTGAAATTATAGTTTTATCAGCTGTTAAGATAGAAACTAAATCTAATTGTGTAACATTATTAGGATTAAATTCAGGTATTAAAATAGCTAGGTCTAAAGGTGTATAATCTAGGACCATTCCGAATACATCAGCAAAATTTTGCAAAATCATATTATTCTCAAGTTGAACTTTGTAAGTTGGAGAATTTTCAATTTCAGGAGCTAAAACACATCTATCTAACCATCCAACATCTAACGCAAATGCACTATTAATTATATCATTTAAGTTAGGAATAAATGAAACTACGAATTTTGCTAAATCTGGAAGTTGATTATAGTTTAAATTTAAAGCATTTAATAAATCCGAGATTCCAATATCTTGAATATTATTAAGTGAATAATTATCAACATTTGGAATTTGAGTATTTCCAATTCCCAAAGTTGAAAGATTAATAGATATATTTGAATAACTTAAACTATTAAAATATTGTTCTATTTTTTCACATGCTTGATTTCTATTTATAATTGTATTAGAAGGTTGAAAAACTGATAGATCAAAATAAGTTTCATCGAAAACCGCTGGTTGATAAAGTATACTACAAAGATTTACATAATTATCATAAAGTTTTGTAAAGCTATTAATAAATGCAAGACCAGATGTTTGCCCATAAATTGGACTTTGGCCTAATTGTAGAAAACTAAATGAATTTGCATTTGAATTAAATGTAGAAATTGCTAAATTATTTAAAGCTGAAAGTAAAGCTGAAATAATTGTAGCATATGCAATTCCATAATTAGTATTTATACCTTTAGGAACTGAAATGTTCTCAAGTGGAGTTGGCAAAACTGATGAAACTCCAGCGTTAAACATTACAGAAAAAGCGGGAAAAGTATTTCTATTTAATACTTTTTGATAAAGATGATACTTCATCGATGCAATTGATCTTTTGCCAACTTTCTTTCCCATAATTATTATATTCATAAAATGTTAATATAAAACTCAATTCTAATACATAATATAATGTATATTAGTTTTACATTTTGATCTCATCATATTCAATTCGTAAAGTATATATTTGTCATATTTTGAGTTACAAATATATGCAATTACAATTTAGAATAGAAGAAGCTAAAAGTAAAGAATTAATAAAATTTGTAAGAATGTTGATAGATTATTATCATTCTCAAGGAATGCCTTTAGGAGGTGGAGCTGGAAAAAATAGCAGATATTTTATGTATATTGCTAACGACACTGAGCAAGATTTTATAGTAGCAGTAGCATGGCTTCATGATAATACTCCTTTTCGTTACATAGCTCAAGATTATAAAATTCCAAATGATAGATCATATTTTATTAGAAGAGTTACAAAAACAGCTCCTGGAGATTATGGCATTAATTTTCTAGTTGACTTATCTAAGAAATTGAAAAATGATGGATTTGAAGTACTTTGGACACTTGGATTTCCAGATCATTCAAATGCACTTTACAAGAAAGCTGGATTTCAAGAAGTAGGAAAAACAAATAGAACTGGGCATCCAATTTTCATTAAAAAATTATAACTTGTGTTTTTTAATGTTTTTTGCTACATATACAGATTCAATAATTGCAAGAAGTGTTTCAAGTTGAACATCATCTTCTATAAGCATTCCAAAAAAATAACCAAAGAAAATAATTAAAGAATCCATACTTATTTTTTCATCTTTGTAGCTTTCTAGTATATCGTAAAAAGCATATTCTAGATAGCTTACTTGTTTTTCTATAATTTTAAGTGAGTTTTCATCTGGATGAAAAGTTTCTTTGAAAACTTCTATTATTTTTTCTAAGCCTTTGTCCATACTTATCTATATAAAAATTTTCATTATGACAAATTTAAACATATATATGTCATAATTTTAAAAGTTTAGCTGATGAATTTTAGACAATCTGGAAAATATTATGAGTATAAAACTGTTGAATTTTTAGAAAAAAACGGTTATAAAGCTATAAGAATTCCAACATCGGCAACTGGAAAACAGCCAATTCCAGATATTATAGCAACTAAGGATAATACAATTTTTCCAATTGAAGTTAAATCAACTTCAAATGATTACGTTTATGTTGATAATTTTCAAATTGATAAATTGTTTAAGTTCTGTGAGATATTCAATTTTTGTAATTGTAAACCGTTAATACTAGTTCATTATAAAAAATATAAAAATGTCATAATATATAATTTGAGTCAAGATGTCAGAGAAAAAAGTAAAGTCAAATTTACCTTCAGAGCTAACAGCTAAACTGTATTTAGCTCTAGATGACTTAACTATGGCATTAGCAACTTGTGATGATGAAAATATCCGAAAGTCTGAAGTTTTCAAAAAAGCTCTTGAAGTTGTGAAAATTGTAAAAGAGATGAGAAATGCTAAAATAAAAACTGATGAAGAAGAAAAATCATAAATTTCAATTTTTTTCAAGTTAAAGAGATATCAAGTTTGATATAACCCTTTTCATCTAAAATTTTTTTCTTTATAAATGTCTTTACGCCGATATTTTACGTAATTTATCGTTAGCAAAAACAAAAATCTCGAGAGATAAGAGTTTAAAAAGATTTCTTGTAAATTTACGACTTTAATTTATATACTCATCATTACAATTTTTTATAACGATAAAGAAAAAAAGTAGTAAGTGAAGAATTGAAAGAACTTTTATTCTTGTATTTTTTTACATAAAACAATTTTTACTTTTACAACAACATTTATAATTTTATAATATACACATGATAATAATATGAGTTTCTTATTAAATCTTGGAGATTTAGGTACATTTTTTTCAGATGAGCTAACAGCATTAGAGAATTTTGCAAATTTCTTAAGCTCTGATTTTATAAATTTTTTTAGTGCAGTAGTTAATGATATTGAAAATGTTGTAAGTTTCATAGGTCAAGCAATTAGTGATATTCCAACTTTTATGCAAAAAATTGCTAACAATTTCTTACAAATTCTACAAAACTTTGTACAAACTGCAATTCCAGTAGTTTCAGGATTTTTAACATTTCTTGAACAACAAATTATAAATGTATTTCAAGATTTGTCTTCTTTAGCTTCTACATTTATTAATGATGCATATTCATTTTTACAAGGTATTGTAAATGCATTTGCAAATTTAATAAGTACAATAGTTCAAGATTTTCTAAATAATTTTGGTCAAAATATGAAACATATTAGTTCTGCAATTTCTCAACTTACTCAATTCCTAACGCCGTTTATCGCTCCAGTTACTTTAGGAAAATTTTTGCCAGCAATAATAGATAAATTAGCTGAAATTTTGCCAGAAGTTGAAATAGATTTAGCGCCAGTTGGCCTAGGTGGAAAAATTCCAATTAACTTTGGAGAAATTGTAAAAGCTTTCGCAGAGACAACTGTTGATTTTCTTAATGAAGTTAGACAAGAAATTCAAACTACGCTTAAGGAGTTTATAAAAGAGCCATTTATTTCAGATTTTAAAATTACTGCGAGAGAAATATTTAATGAAATTGGACTTGGAGATTTACCATTTGCTGATCCACCATTTAAACAAATTGCAAATTGGGTAGGTGCAAGATCTTTTAGTGAAATTAAAGATCATTTAAGAGAAACAATACTACTCACAGGATTTCCCGCATGGTTCACAGATGCATATCTAGAATCTCCAGTAGATGATTATATACCAAGAAATCCCTTATTTAGACCAGTAAATATAAGAGATGTAATTCTAGCTTCACAATATGGAATTTTAGACTTTAGTGCAGTTTCACAATATGCAGAAAATAATTTAATAACTCCAAAAACTGCAAAATTAATGTATAATAATCAAACTGCTAGACTTTTGCAAAGAGTAGTTGAAGAAGGAATTAGGCAATTTGTTGTAACTCCAGATAAAGCATATGAAGAAATTATAAATAATGTTAATTTAGCAGGTAAAGATTTATATTTAAAAGTTTTCTCTCTCGAGTACAATTACTCTGTTCAGAGAATTGTTAGACAGTTCTTGAGATCACTTTTATCGAGAGCATTAACAAATTTTGGAAGGCCTTACATTGACTTAAAATTCCTAGAATCAACAGTTCAAAAATTATTTAAAGAATTAAATTATCCCGCTGAAGTTCAAAGTGTTTTCAACGTGATGATTGAACAATCTCAAATAGTTTACACTAATCAACTTCTTCTAACACAATTAGAACAAATTACCAGATTAGGAATATTTGATGAAAAGAAAATAAAAGCAGAGTTAAAAGCTAATAACTTTAATGAGCAAATAGCACTTACAATTTTGAATTATGAACTTCAATATGTAAAATTGCAGTATATCTTAAAAGAGTTTCAGTTTAAACTACAAAATTACATTATTAGCACAAAAGACGCAGAACATCAATTAAAGAGTTTAGGATTTGATTCTTCCATAATTTCTGAAATCCTATTTGAATATCAAACTGCACCATTAGTGAAATATCAAATTTCACAAATTGAAAGTCTAGCTAAAAAAGGATATTTATCAGTTGATGAAATTAAAAAACAATTACATGAGCTTAGTGTTATAAAGGAGTTTGAAGATATATTTATCAATTACACAAATCAAGAAATTCAAATATCATCAACTTTAAGTATTGCAAAAGAACAATTAAGAAACTTTCTAATAGATTCAAAAGCTGTAGAAAATGAATTAAAAGTGTTGAAAATTAACGAATATCTGATAAACGAGATAATTCAAGAAGAATATAACATAAATATTGCTAAATTACAATTATCATATATAGAAACTTTAGCTAAGAATTTATATTATGATCAAGCTCAATTATCTGGAGAATTATCTAAAATTTTGAAAGATAAAACTGCAATAGATCTTTATACTCAAAAATTCTATTATGAATACATATATCCAAAAATTATAAATTATTATACACAATTAGCAAGACATGGAATAATTACAGATATTTCAAAACTTCCAAAAGAAATTGTACAATATGAAATTAATCCAGAAATCCAAATTTTCCAACTTACAACAGAATTAGAATATATAAAGTCTTTATTAAAAGATTTACAAATAACTCCAGATAAAGCAATTCAAGAATTAGAAAAATTAGGAATGCAAAAAGATTTAGCTAATTTAATTGTTCAAACTTACATTCCAACAATTTATAGTTTACATACAATTATTGGAAATATTGTAAATGGACAACTCTTCAAAGTGGGAAAAGTTCCCGTAAATCTAGGAAATGCAGAAAGTGAACTTAGAAAATTAGGAATTCCAGAAAATCAAATAAAAGTTATCTTGGACCAATATGCCTCCAGTTTTGGACTTGAAATTTGGAGAAAATTCTTGCCTTCACTTTCTCAAATTGAAACTGCAATAAAGTATAACTTTCCAATTAATCAATTAGTTGAATATTCATTTATACCTTCTGAATTTCTAAATCTTTATAGTAATTTATATCAACATGAAGTAGTTGGGCAATATATACAATCTTTGAGAAATGAATATATTCAACTCCTCACTTATGGAGTTCAAAATATCCAATTAGAGAATTTGTTAAAACAATATGGAATAAATGAAGCATTATTAGGAGTTTTCAAATTAACCGCTCAAATTAGAAAAATATTAACAGCTTATCAAGAACTATACTTAACGCCATCTAAAGCTCTACAAATTAGCGAATATGTTAGCAATCCAACACAATTATTGCAAAAAGTATTTAGTGAATTTCAAGTTCCTTCAGATCTGCAAAATACTTATCTTGAATATGCTAGAAATAGGAGACTTAGGACATACGTAAACGACATAATTTCAACAATTAATTTATTGTTTGAAAAGCAAAAGATAGATCTAAATACGGCTCAACAATACTTACAACAACTTAAAAAATATGGATTAACAGATGAAGAAATACAATTAATATTACTGAATTGGCAGTTAAGAAGTAACTATTAAATAAATTTGTCATAATTTTTAGTTTTTACACATGAGTGTCAATTTATGTCATTATGAAGCAGAAAATATAAGCTATAAAGATTTAGAAAATTTACAAGGTATGATATATTATGAAATTAAATACGACGGAACTCATATCTGTTTAAAATATGAAAATTCATTAAAGATAAACACTAGAAAAGACATTCCACATGATAAAGGATTTCAAAATTTATTTTATCAAGTTCCAAATATTGAGGAAGTTATAAAATATATAAAACAAAATCCACAATATATTATCCATGGAGAACTTATACATAAAAAGACATCAGCACTACAAATCCATACAAATGAAATTCCGGAATTTATCATATATGATGTCTTTGACAAAGAAGATAATAGATATTTAAATCCAACTGAAGTTGATAGCGAAATTTATTATTGGTATCCTGAAATTTGTTTAGATTTAGATGATTTGATTGATATTATAACTAAAGAAAAACTTGAGGGTTTAGTAGCTAAAATTTACAATTCACAAACTATAAACTGTGAAGAAGGAAAGAATTTCAATTTATGCGTTTACAAATATAAGCCATATTTTTCAACTTTAGGAGTAATATTCAAACCAATTAAAAGAGAAATTGATATTAGACAATTATCATTTTTATTAGGAGAAATTGATAATGACTTAAAGAATAATAAAGATGATTGGTACGAAAATCATCAAGATCTTTACAAGTTCTTTATCGAAAATAAAGATAAAATAATACAGATACTACAAAACGAAAACTTTATATCACAAATTGAGAAAGAAACACATTTAGACATTAAGAAAATAAAAGAATACATTATAAACTTCAAATGATGATAACAATTACAACTTGCTATATACATAATATTATGTATAAGCTATGTGTGTTTATTTTTGTCAAGTTAATAATTTTTTCATATGAGCTTACCTTACAAAGTACGTTTTAAATTGCCATTAGAATTTCTGACTTTGCAAGACTGGAATAACTTTGTGCAAAATTTGTTATTTATAAATCAATACGGTCCAGGTAAACTTTTACAATATTATCAAAATGGCAATTTTCAAAATCTTAATGATGTAATTGCTAAATATTTATATGTTTCAGCGTTAAAAGCTAAAGGTTATAATGTTCTTCATAATTTATCACAACCTCAAGCTTATACATTCGGAGAAGGAAAACAACAGCCATTTAAAAGCATGACAAATAAACCTACTGTAAGCTTTCCATATTCAATTCCATTTGAATTTATACAATTTTATCCGATATCTGAATTGCCTAACTATAAATTTCCAGTTTTTCCAGTTGAGAAATTAAAAGTTCAATTATCACAAGTTAGTAAACAATTACAATTATTAATTCCCAAACTCATAAGTAAAATTGTAACTCCTAGATTCATTGCTGGTACGCAATTTACATTTTCTGGAACAGCGACTGTTGAAGATTTAGTGAATAATTATTTAAATCCTACATATTTACAATCTTGGAGAGAGATAACAATACAAAATTTAGGAAATTCTGCAGTTCAAATTAATAATTCTATCTATTTAATGCCTAAAAATTGTTTAAAAATAACTGCAAGTTCTCCATCTGAAATTCAATTAACTGCACAAACCCCGACTTTGCTAAGTGAAGAAATTGAATTTGTTGAAATTTCCATAACTACTTATACAATTACAATAACAAATAGTCAATCAGACCCGACTCCTTCACCATTTCAACAATTATTACAACTAGATTTGTCTTCAATTTTATCTAGTCCATCCCAACTTCTTAATTTACAATTTTGCTTAGATGCACAATGTCAAACTCCATTATACGCATGGATCGAACAAAATAGCCTATCTAATGCTTACATTTGGATAAAATTACCAGTTTCAATTCCTGCAAATTCATCAATTACAATTTATATGTTTGTAAGAAATTCGATTCAATATCCTTATACGGGGATAGCTCCGCAACTTACTTCCACATATGCTCAATATGATAATGGAGAAAATGTATTCAATTTTTATGACAATTTTGCTGGAACTACATTAAGTTCAAAATGGACAGCCGGTACGTCTGGCGGTTCATATACAGTTAATAACGGGCTAACAATAACACTTCCATATAATGCTCCGTCAGGAAGTTATGTTTATATTTCAACTTCTTCTTTTACTGTAAATTCTCCACAAATAGTTGAAAGTTATGCAAATTTAAATGGTTTTAATACTGCTGATTTTAGGATGGTTCCTATTGCATTAACGCAATATAATAATGTCCCATGGGAAGCTGATCTTGGAAAAAATGAGAATGCTGTTGGATGGGTAGGAGATGCTCAAGCAACAAATACAGTTAGTGCGGAAACTACTACTGTAGGTAATGTAAATTTTTTTGAAAGTTCGCAAATTACAAGTACATCAGAATATCAATTATGGGGAATAGTATATCCTAATAATGGAAGTGTAACTGTTCAATATAATTATCAAAATTGGGGTTCTACTACTACTTATGTTCCTTCTACTCCATTATACATAACAATAAGTAACTATGTTTATCCAGCTCAAGATACTTATACAACAACATATCCTATTAATGTATATTATGTTAGAGCACGAGCTTATCCTCCAAACGGAGTAATGCCTTCAAATTCTCAACCACAAAAGACAATAATTCTAGTCTAGTGATGTTAAAATGTCTTCAACTTACTGTATTCAATTAACACAAGATCTTTATTTGATTGCTATAACTACAGCAAATCCTGTAAATTTTACTAATTTACAATTCTCATTATCTGTAAATTCTTTAGTTATATTTCTATTCTCAAAATATCCATTTAATTTTGGTTATGACCATGCTTTTTGCGTAAATCAAGATGAATTTGGTTTCGCTCAAGTCGGGACAACCTTCAATATAGATTTAACAAATTATCAAGGATATTATATGTTAATTTTAATTTATCCTGAAGGAATTAATTTAACTAGTGTTGGAAGTTGTGATATTGTTCCAAATTTAACTATGACTTTTCAAAATACAACAATTTCGCCAATTGAAAGTGAAACAATAATTAATAATTTTGATGGACAATTTGAAACAGATTTTTGTGCATGTTATCAAGGTCAAAGTCATACAATAGGAACTACATGTTCAAATTCAAATTATGTTCCAGCAATTTCATTAAATAATCTAAATAACCAATTAGTAATTATAACTTGTCAAGCATTTTATCCTACAAGTAATACAACTGTAGAATTTGTAACGCCGACCACATGTCCTTATTTTGGTGCATATTTAACAGCAGAAATAATATTTATTGGAAATCAACAAGTCATAGATTTTCTAAATAGTAACAATATATCATATTCTACTATTTCTTCTACTACATGTCAAGCATTTTCAAGTATATCGCCATGCGAATTACCTTGCAGATCAGTTTACCAAATTTCACAATTATTATCTCCGCCGCTTAAATATTCATTGATTACCTCAAAATTGTGGAATGAAATAGTTAATGATTTATATTTAGCTTACACCATATTTAAATATATTAATTATTTATCTCAATTTCCATATATACAAAATATATATCATGCAATTTCAGATTTCTACAATTTCTATGAAAACTTTCAACCTTACGTATTTAAACCACTTATTCATGCTAGAAAAGGACTTCCTTTGACAGCTGATTATTTCAATTCTTTAATAGATACAATTATAGAATTAGCAAATTTTGCTAATATACAATTACGACAAGGAATTTCTCATGTCCAGCCTGACCAAATCGTAAAATCTTTACAATTCGATAATATAATATATAATGTAAATCAACTTCTAACTTTTAATTATAATCAATACTTTTTACTTAGTTGTTATGGGAATGAATTTAATAATTTATTGAGTTCAATAACTACATTCCTAAATGTCTTAATTTCGAATCCTATGATCAATATCACAATTCCAAATAATGTCTATATTAAAAACTTCCTAATTTATAATAATTTTAACACTATTACTATTTATGGGACAATTGCTAACCTTGTAATGAATTTAAATTCTGGAACTATACAATTACAAGACTTTTCATCTATAAGTTTTCTCGTTTTACAAAATAATTCAGGAATAATAGAACTTAATAATGAATCCAATATACATAATTTATCAATTAATCAAAATCCCGGAACTATTAATATCAACAATAATTCAACTGTAAATACAATACAAATTCAAAATAATAGTGGAATAATTAATATCAATGATAATGCAATAATTGAAAATCTAATTTGTAGTCAAAATATTGGAACTGTAAATATTTCATCGGATGCGATAGTTATAAATAATCAGTGCAGTTCATAGTTTACAAAATACAAATTCTCTATTATCATCAGTTATGAAAGTTAAAATTGTTCCATATAATTTTTTCATTAACTCAAACCTATTTTCTGTCCAATCATGTATTGCTATACAATATTGTTTATATTTCTGTAATTGAGAAACATCTAAATTCTTTTCACAATCTTCACAATCCATTATAAAAACATCAGAATTTGGGTATTCTTTACCAGTCCATTCCCCATTTATCTCAACTTTATCACAAATTTGAAATTCTTTACAAACTTTTTCTTTGAATAATTGGTTCAGCTTTTCCTCTTTCTCATAGCCTACAATTTTTTTAGCACCTTTTAGCAAAAAATACAAAGCTGAACTTCCGCAATCATTACCAATAATTGTAATTGTCTTATCTTTCACATCTAATTTTCCATATACTAAATCAAATTCATGCCAATAACAACATTCCATTTTACAGAAATAATCTTTATAATTAAAACTCACGTTTAAACGACCTCAAATAGAGCATAAACTTTAGCTTTTCCTGTTGCCCATGCGTAAACATTAGCAGGATTATTTACATGAATTTCTATTGAATCGTTTGGCAAAATTGGGAAATTATTATATAAATTATTGCCAATATAAACTATGTAATTACTGAGATTTTGGAGAATTATTCTAACAGTTTCTAACGATGAACCTGAATATAATGGACTTGGAGTCGTTGAAACATCAAGCTGAAGTCCTTCAATAGTCGGCGGGCTTAAATACAAACTGAGTTTATTTATTGTATTTGCTAATCCTACAGTTGCTAAATACAAATAAGTCAAAGTATAAGCTAAAGAATCGGCAATAAAATATATTGCACTTTGTAACGAAATTCCTAATTTTTTAGCTATTGAGTTTATAGTTTCGTAAAATGAAATATAGAAATTCTGTAAATCTTCTTTTATTATAGTCCTAGATTGTTCAATATTTGAAATTAAATAATTTACGACATTATATATCGTTTCGTATAAAGCCTGAGTATCTTTGCTTAAAATTAAAGTAGCAGTTGGAACAGCAACTATAATTTTCTCGTAAATTTCCTGAGGAAGTTTAACAATTGAATAGTATAATTGTTCATTAGAGTATAAAATTGCATTTATTTGTTGATTTGCAGTCGAAATAAATCCGGCAATGTATATTGGATCCAACTCAGTTATGACAGGCTGACCAGCTACATAAACTTCATTATAAAAAAATCCGGAACTAGCATTTATAGAGCCTGGAATTGTTAAATTTCCATTTTTCAAAATTGAAGTAACCGCATTACCTCCAGTTTCATAAAGCTGAATTAGCAAAAGTGATGCGGTATTCCACATGCTAGAAGTTAATCTCTGGAAAGGCGAAGCCAACAAACTCGAAATTGAGGCATATGTAATGCTCATAGTTTAATATTTCTGAAATGACAAAAATAAGAACTCATAGCTTATATATCATATAATGTATATAGCTTGATCTAATTGTGAGGCCGATAAGGCCGAACTAGTACAAGTTTGGAATTATGAATTAGAAAAACATGCTTAAAATTTTAGTTTATGAATTCAGAATCAAGTACGCAGTTCTCATTACGAATTAGCAATATTTTAATTTGTCATGAACTGGAAAAATAATCATGAAAATCTTTACTTTTGCAGGATATACAAAACATTTAGAAGAATTAGATTTTGATTATGTTGTAGTTGATAGGACATTTAATGATATAACTCCCCAGTTAATTGAGAAATACTCAAATAAGATAAACTGGAATGAGACAAATAGTGATATAAGATGGATCAGAATTGCTAAACAATTGCTAAAAATTTTAGATATAGCAAAAGAACAAGATGATGATATATTTGCAATCATAGATAGTGATTTAATAGTTCCAAAATTACGTGAAATAGACCCTTTAAATAGAATTCTCACGCTTTGCTATTGGCTTTATTATGATTGGGCAAATGAAATAAGACCTTTCTGTTCAGGAACAAATTACATTTTCAGGAAAAATCAAATTTCAAATTTAGAAATTATATTAAATACTTATTTGGAAAAAGAATATTACAAAGAAATTCCAATAGATATTTTCATTCATGACCATATTCTACATATAAATATATTAAAATTAGGAACTATACATTATGTTAAAACTCCTGAAGGAGAGAAAAAAATGGAATTTAAATTTGAAGATATTCCCCAAATTGTAAAGCATATTCCAGAATTTGTTTTAATATCTTGGTGAGGACAAAAATGAAGTTCTTTAATTCAAAATTAAGACCGAAACAGTCCAAATTAAAAGTTAAAGAAATTAAAATGTCATTTTTTAATTTTTGAACTAAGGACGTGGTGAATATAAATTGGAAAAACCAATTTATTACGTTTATCCTCAACATCATGATGTTAGTTTCAAATTTGTAGCTAAAGAACATATAAAAATGTTGAGAGAAAAATATACAGTTTATGAAATTCCAGCTTTATCATTTTATCAATTTACTCCTTTCAGATACCCAATTTCAATTATTCACCCATTTTTTTATTCTATGTGGCACTGGGGAAAAGTAGAGTTTTCATTTTTTGAACAATATAGATCTAAAGTTAGTCAAATTATTGGAGTTGAAGTAGCTGACAGTGATAGAATTTCAGAAAAATTTATAGATTATGCAAATAATTATGCAGATAGACTAATTGGAAATTCAGAATGGACTGTAAACGCTTTTAAAAATTCTGGACTAAAAATTCCAATTTATAAAGTTGTACATAATTTTAATGAGAGATTATTGGCAAAAGATAATGAGTTAAAAATTGATGAACAAGTTAAATATATTGAAAAAGTTAAAAATGAGAAGAAAATTAAGCTAATAATGATTTCGCTATGGCATTCTGATTTTAGAAAAGGTGCCGATTTATTCCATGCAATAGCTAGACAACTTCAGAAAGAAAGAGATGATATTTATTTCCTAGTAAAAAGTGGAGGGCCTAGGACAGATTTCCAAGATTTGAGAATGTTTAATTTCACGGGAAATACAGATTTTGACAATATCGTGAAGATGTATAGAATTTCAGACTTATATCTTTTGACTTCTCGTGGTGGCAGTTTCGAGTTAAACGGTCTTGAGGCTTTTGTGTCAAAAATTCCGACAATCGCCACAAAAGGCGGTGCATGGGAAGAATATTTTCCATCTCAACTGAAAGATTTACTAGTTGATTCTTGTAGATTTCCAGACGTTTTATGGAATAATCCAATTCATATTGGTCAAGGAGTAGAAATGTGTACAAATGAGGCAATAGAAAAAATATTAGAAGTTCTGGACAATTTAGACAATTACAAAGCAAAAATTGAAGAAAATTATAATTTTTGGTTAGAAAATTTCAGCTATAACGCCGTAAAAAAGCAACTGTTTAACACATTAGAAAAATCTTAAATTGGTCATAAAATCGGAACTATAATATGGGATTTCAAAGAAAAAGTTCAGGAATTATAAAAAGCTTTAGTTCATTAGACATTTTTTCAATTAATTTGTTATATATGGGAATTTTAAGCGGAATAAGTTATCCATTATTTGTCTCTGAAATGATGAAAAATGTAAACTTATTATTTGCAGTTTTAATAGGTGCAATTTTTGAAATTCCGCTTTTAGTAATGTATTACATTTTGACTAAAAAAATTCCGTTAAACGGTGGCGATTATGCATATATTCGCTCAACATTTTCTCCAAAATTTTACACAATTTTCGGAATCTCATTATGGTTAATTTACATATTTTCAGCACCAGTTCTAACAGATTTAGTACTTATGAATTTCAATATTCCAATATTTGAGAAATTTCTAATTTCAGAACTACTATTTGCAACTGCATTACTCAGCGTTAGCAAAAAAACAATTTATGCTTATATAGTAGACGGAATTGCAATTCTACAAATACTTGTATCATTAATTTTGCCAATTTCAAGTTTTCATTTTGAGATACAGAATTTTACAATATCGAATACTTTACTTTCAGCTTTACTATTTGATTTATCTATGTTTCTATTTTTAAATGCAATTAGTTATATAGCTGGAGAGATAAAAAACATAAGCAAAAATGCGAAAATCGGATATTTTGCAAGTTATTTAGTAGTTACTGTATTAGCAGTATTAGACAGTTATTCAAATTTAAATATATTATTTCTGTTAATGCCAATATGGTTTATGAGTTATATTTTTGTCACTTCCATGATACAAAGTAGACTAATTCAAAATTTAGCATTTGATAAAATTTTACCTGAAAAATTTGCAAAAATAACTCCTAACGCACTTCTATTAATCTTTGTCGCTGATACAATTGCAAATATCTTAGAAAATCTTCTAAACTTTTCAATTTCATTTGGATTTGATGGCTTATTATTTATTTTCTGGAACTTTATAATTGTAAGTTTTGCATTTCTAAAATTAACAAATAATAAACTGTTATTTTCAATAGTAATGATTAGTCTAATTTTACAGATCTTCATATTTTTCTATCTAGGAATGCAAAATCAAATATTCTATAATTTCGTAATTGAGGGAAATATCATATATGCAATATTGAGAATTGTAATAATGCCGATCATTGGAGGAATTATGTATTTAATAAGAAGAAAAGTTATAAACGCTGAGTTAAAATGAAATTGGTATTTGGCGTTAATACTTCTACAAGTTATTTTTTTAAAACTAATTTTCCAGTTCTAATTAATCAGTTAAGATTTAAGAAAAAAACATGGAAAAATGAAACATGGGTCGATAGTGGCGGATTTCAAATTATAATGCATAATCTAAAAATTTCTGTAAATGATGTCTTACAAAAGTATAAAAGTGTTAATGCTTATGCTTTCTTTTCGCTGGACATACCAAGTATTTTTTCACCTCTTAACAAAAAAAATTTCGAATATTTTGAGTATCTATATACGAAACTCGAGTATATAGAAAAAATTATACCTGTGATACATATTTATCCACTTCAAGATGTAGACGAAGCTATAGATTTTTATAAACAATACTCTTACTATTTCGCAATTGGTGGAATTATGACTTCCAGCAAAATGAAAGTTTTAATTTATACATTTCCATGGATTTATTATATAAGAAAAAAAGTTCCATATCTACATATTTTAGGCATGTCAGGCCCATATTTTTTACAAATTTTTAATAATATGCAAAGCATGGATACCGCAATTTGTTCAACAATTTCAGCGTTTAAAGAAATAATTTGGTTTAATGGATCTAGAAGATATATTGGAAATATGAAAACAAAAAGGGAAAGATATAAAATTACAAAAGACGAAAAAGAACAACTTTTTAAATTTTTAGACAAACATAACTTTCCATTTGAATATAACTTAAACGATAATAAAATTCTAGAACTTATAAACGCATATATATTATTATATAACAATTGGAAAATTAAGAATAAATATACAGAATATTCAGAAAAACTTAAGAGAATGGGAATGGATAGTTTAACAAGTGAGTTAATTAGAAATTATAAATTTGCTAATGAAATATTGAAAGAGAAAAAGAATAAAAAGAAAAAAGAAGATGAATTAGAACTTGAGATATAGAAATTCATATTTTCACATCATTCTTCTTCATCATCATCAGCAATATCACTGTCATCATCAATATCATATTCAAGAATATTAATAACTGTCTCTATTGCATCTTTAAATTTTGTTTTTATCTCCTCAGGTCTTAGTAGACCATAAACTTCATTACTTAAAGTCTCAGAAATTTTATCTACATTTATTTTCTCTAACTCAACAAAAATGCATATATCTAAGTAATATAAACCCAACAATACACTAGTTATATACTCTTCAGCAATTCTCTTTTTTTCTTCTTCTGGAAAATCAAATTTAATGATAACTTGTTTAAACTCGTATTTTTGATTATCAATTTTTTTCTTTAATGTAACAGTAAATTCAGAATTTTTCATAAAAGCATTAAATAACTTTTCTGAATCTTTTTCATTAAACATCGTTAATCCATCAGATCTCTTTATTTTCCATCCATCTTTTTCTAAAATTGTTGAAATTGTTTGACCTATCGTTTCAACTAATGAATCCTTAAAATTAGTATAGCAAGATTCGCTAATATTATCTTCTCTTAAACTTTCACTAATATTTTCACTAAATTTATCTAGATCTAATTCCCTTAAAATTATGCTTTCAATTTGCTCCGTCATCTTTTCATTTCCCCAAATCAATTTATCGATTATGACAAATTTAAAAACATCTCGAATTTTCGATTTAGAAATCTTTAAAAATGCAAATTATTTATTATTTATAAATTTAGGAATATATTAATTTTTTAATGTCATACTACGAACTTTATTTGAACTAAAATGAGGAAGATATACGCAAATGTAAAACAAATTAGAGTTAGTACGTCTATACCACAAAACGCACAACTTCTATGGCAAAATAATAACTTAGCTCTATATTATACCTATGATCCTTCTCAAGGAGAAGTTGACTGGATTATGCAAAATAATACAAATTCTTCTATATTAGTGTCATTGTTAAGAGGTGCTGAATTAAACATTAATGGTCAAATTTATACAATTCCAGATTATCTATTTGGAAATGCTTTTGCTGAAGTTTATTTTGCAAACAATTTGTCTAATTTTATAACTGATTTAAACAATATTCCGCTTTATTCCTTAGCAATTATAAATAATAATGATGGAGTTAGAACTATAGCTTTTGTCTTCCAAATACCGCCAAATTCTGTGATAATAGCACCAGAATATGGATTTACTGGATTACAAAACATAAATGGACAATTGTTAGAAACAACTCCAATTAATCAAAATCTATTCGGAATAATTTATGATTTTAGTGAAATTATAGAGTATAAATATCAAACTGGAATTAATGTGAATTATCCTCCAGACCCATACATGGTTCAAAGTTACCAATTTCTAGTTAATAATCTAGGTCAAATCATGACTCAAAGATTAATACTAGAAATACCAGAAAGCGATATAAATGCTGTAAAATCCCTAGTTTCAGATTTTCAAAAAGTAATAGATAAATTAAAGAAGATATTTTGAGCTAAGTCAATTTTTCATTTTTTTAATGATGGAAACAATGAGACCATAAGTCTACGAAAATTCCAGCTATAATTATCAGTTGAAAAATTATGATCAATTTTAGAAATTCATTTTGAACATTAAAATAAAGAATGAAAGAGAGAATAAAGAGAATTATCAGGCCATATAAATCGTGAGTTTTTCCGTGAATAAAATAATAAAACATGTTACAACTCATAAATTTAAGTTGAAAAATGACAATTAAAAAATTACTTAATAATATGTTTTCCAAATTAACAAAGCTATTAAATACCATAATTGTTCTTTTGGTATTTCGGCAAATATACCGTTTTTAGCAAATTTATACGCATTATAAAGTCCTTCTATTTCATGTGTTATATCTTCAATTTTCCATTTTTCAGGTTCCATAATTCCATTTTTTGTTTTAATTTCAATTGATGTTTTCATGTCCTTTATCCGTATTTTTAATTTATTATATTCATTATTTCCTTTCTTAACTTTTACTAATTGCATAGAAAAATTTAATTCTAAATCCTTTACAACTCCTTCTTCTGTCATTTTTTCATTCCCATAAAAAAGCATATAATTTATGACAAATTTAAAAATGTCTCAAGTTTTTAATTTTCAAAATAATAAGTTAAGAAAAAGAAAAAAATATAAAATAAGAAAAGATTAACTTAACAATTGATCTAACTCTTCATCAAAAATTATATCAATTTTTCCATCTTTAATCACTATTTTACCTGACAAATTTTCTCCGAAATAATGCGGCAACATTCCAAATCCCACTGTTCTAGTTCTTCCGCTAATTTTGTATTCAATTTCTGCATTATTATTACACCAAAGATGTTTCACATAACCTAATGAACCTGCAGGAGACATTAACACACTGGTTTGTTGACATTCGCCAGATAATACTTTAACTGAAACATCGCCTCTAAATCCACTAGGAATTTCAATAACATATAATACTGAATTTGGCTCATATTTTATTACTAAAGTTCCTTTTTCTGTAACTGTCATTTTCGCATTTTGTAATTTAAGTGCAATTGAACTAATTGACTCAAATTCTATAAAACTTTCATTTCCATCATTTTTGACAAATCTTCCGCTGATATAGATAATTCTTCCTCTCTTTCTGGAACCGATACCAGTAAGATCTAATTGTTTATCTTCAAAATATGGATATTTTCCATCTTTTAATTGAATTGGTAATTTGTAATTCATTTTTTTCACCTCAATCAACTTTATTTTTCCTAGGTCTTGGATGAGTTATTAAATAATATTTATTTCCGCTTAACATAACTGAATTTTCGCCATGATCAGCTGATTTCATAACAAATACAGTAGCGTCTTGCGGATGTACTAAAAACGTAGAACCTGGCACTGGAAACAAATCAGTAGCTAACACAGTATTTGAAAATTGTATTTCATGATTATAAATCGTTATACTGTTTACATGATTGAAATTAAGATTTAATTCATTATCCGGCGGTGGAACTTCATAGATTTCCAAATTGCCTTGATTATACGTTAAATTAAATTGGTATAGTTGACCTTTTACAAATATATCGAAAAATTCTATTGCATAATTAGTATAACTAATAAGTAATTTTTTAGAATTAAGATTTAAAAGTTCTAGTTCTTTTAATATAATACTTTTCATATCCTCTAAACTTCTTGTAATTTTATTTCTCCTATAAATCGAAATTATTGATGGGGCAGGCGTATAATATATTCCTTTTACTTCTTCTAATTGATAATCATTACTCCTAAAACATCCATTAAATGTTAATCCAGATCTTGAAATATATTTAGAACAATTAACATAATAATTAGATGTTAACGAAATTTTAGTAACTTGACCATTAATATGTTTCAACATAAAAACAATTGGTAAATATTTTATTTGTTTCAAAATTTTAACTTCATATTTTTTAACTTGATCTTCTTTGGACATATGCGTTATCACCCGCAAATGAAAATATATTATATGACAAATATAAAGCTTTTTTTATCTTTCGATTTCGAAATTTATCAAAACTTTTGTATTGATATTTCAAGACTAAAAATAATCAAACATAAAAATAAGAAGCAGAAAAATGTTACGTAAAAAATGAAAAAATCGAAAAATAAAAAAGAAAGATAAAATTGACATTACTCTTTAATTAAATCTATTGGATAATGTTTTTTCAAAATATAATATAATTTGAAATATCTCGGTTCTGCATAATCAATATTCGACTCTGGTAATTTCTCTAATATTTTTATAATATCTTCTGGAATATCATATTCTTTAAAATATCTTAATTGTAATCTTCCTTTGATAATTGAATATTCATAGAAATAATATGCCTTATTATTTAAAATGACAAGAGTTTTATATCCAGTGCTATCTGAACGAATTGCAACATATTTTACTTCACTGTTTGAAACAAAAATTATACCATTAATTAAATGATCATCTGCAATTTTTCTTAATTTTTCAAAAACATTTTCTATATCTTTATCATGATTTGTAGATATTAATTTTGTCTTAATTTCATCAATTTGTTGTTTTAAAACTTCCAAACTGTTAATTATCTCATTTATAAGTTTATTTTCACTCATTTTCTTTCCTTCAAAAAACAACTAGCTAGATATGACAAATATATAACTTTTTTTCTTTTTCGGTTTATAAACTTCTTAAACTGGTAGAATTATTATTTGAAATTTGAAAAAAATTATTGATAAAGATAAATAATAAAGACAACAAAAATATAAAAATAAAAGAGAAAAATAGTCGATAAAAAAAGAATTGACTTACCAACATTCGCTCATATATCTCTTTACAACTCTTTCTGAAATTCCTAATATTTTTGCAATTTCTGTAATGCTTTTTCCTTCTTTCGCTAACTCATGGACTAACGAAATCATATCATCTTTGCTTTGTATGTAATATCTCACGTTTTCGACTTGTATGACTTTCATCTTTCTTACCTCATACTATAGTATGTAAAAACTCATATATAAAGTTTTCTCTATACTTTTACCTTTATAGATTACGCCATTTTTCTTATAAAAGAGTATTTAATCTTTATATTTCTTTTTTAACATTCTGACTAATTCTTCTTCTTCAATTCGTTTCATTTCCTGCCTAAATTCCAATAAGAAAAAGATAAATAACGATTCATAAAAAATTCCAGCAATAATTAAAAGCCATATTGGATCTATTGATGTATTTAAATTCATAATCTCACATCTCATCTATACTTTTTCATTCATAATTTTCTCTAGCTTATCCCTAAATTTTATTTTTATCTCATCAGGACTCAGAATTTGATAAACTTCATCACTGAGAAGTTCAACTAATATATCTATGTCTTTTTCTTCTAAATTGTCAAAAATACACTCATCTAGATAATGAAAATCATTAAGTATATTATCTAAATATATTTTTGCAATTTCCTTTTTCTCGATTTCTGAAAAATCAAATTTAACAATAGTTTCTTTAAAATCATAATTCAATTCATCTATCTTTTTATTTAATCTTACTGTAATTTTAGAATTTTTCATAAATGCATTAAATAATTTTTCTTCTTCATCTTTCTCAAAATATTGTAAATCCCAGCCATCTTTTTCTACAATTTCAGAAATCATTTGAATTATTGTAACTATCGTAATTTCTTTAAAATTTGTATAACAACTTTGAATATTATTATCAATATCTAACCATGCAGTGATATTTATATTAAATTTTTCTTTATCCAATTCTTTTAGAACGATAATCATAACATATCATTTTTCTTTTATTTTTATGACATATTTATGTTTCTCTCAATAAATGTTAGTCATGAATTTTTATTTCAAACTTGAGAAAAATTTGACATAAAAAAAATAACTTAAAAAATTATTGGCTAAAACTAAGATATTCATTAATGATTTCTAAGAATGTATTAAATCCGCCAACATCTTTTTCACTTTCATACAAAGTATTGCTAAAATCGCCATTGAAAATATATTTTAGCTTGTAACCGTTGTCATATATTAAAAAAATATCTACAAACTGAAAATTAAAAAATTCTTTTTCTTCTTCAAATCCTGTACTTTTCAACTCTTCAGGCGTAAGCGAAACTAAAAAAACTTCTCCTTTTTCTTTTGCTTTTTGCAAGATTTCGAATGCTTTCATTCTTTTCTCCTCATTATATCATTTGCAAAAACACATATTTAAATTTTTCTCTCTCTTTTTACATCTCTATCTTTTTAATTCTCTCCATCAACTCTCTACAAAGAGAACGTGTAAGTTCTGTCTCTCCAATTTATTTCAATACTGCAGAGATAAATTGTTTCCTAACGGTGAAATCGCGTAAAAATATCTATTTCAAACCTGACTCTAAATTATTAATTAATAACTACTAACTATACAACTATATAACTAT